GGTGCAGCTGGTGTCGCTGACGCCGTCGATCGTGCTGATCGGCAGGTAGCGCACGTTGGCGCCGATGCTGTAGCCGCTGCCGACGCCAGGCACAAACGTCGAGGTGTAGGCCGCCACGGTGGCGACCTTCGTGCTGCCCACGTACTGGGTGATCAGGCCCACATGACCGTTGCCGGTACCGCTGGTGATGCTCACCACCATGCCGGTGTAGGCGTCGTTGACGGCGCTCGCGCCCGCCGCCAGGGTGATGGTGCCGGCGGCTCCGGCGGTGGAGGTGCCGGTCAGGGCCGCGCCCATCACGGTCTCAGACAGGCGGCAGGACCGCAGCAGAGGGGAATAGCGGGGGGCGGTGCCGGCGGTGCCGCTGCCGGCGTACTCCACCGTCAGCTGCAGCTGCACCTGGGTGTTGCTCAGCAGCCCCTCGTAGGCGCCCATGTAGGGCCGGATGATGTCCCGGCTCACCACATCGCCGGCGAGGGGCGTCAGGGCCAGATCGGAGTTGACCAGGACCGCATTGGTGCCATCCGGGCTTGAGCTGACGCCATAGCTGGCGCCCTCAGTCTTGGCCAGGATCGTCCGCAGCTTCGTCTTGTAGGCCATGCTCGGGTTCGGGGTCGGCAGGGGCTGGCTCGGCTGCGGGGCGATGCCTCAGGCCGGTGGCCGGATCCATCTCCCAGATCCCGCCGATGCCGCGGGTGTCGTCCTCCATGCTACTCAGGTCTCCAGATCGGCTTCACTCGTACGGTAGTTGAACACGAATGGCACGGTGATCAGGCCAGCTGGTGAATCGGCCTGCAGCAGCTCGCAGGTCGTGCGGCCCGGCATCAGGTTGATCGTCAGGTCGCGCAGGGCGGTGCTGGCCATCGTGCGCCGGTGCAGCTCGGCCACGATCGGATCCGCGATCACGTCCGGCTGGGTGTCGCGGACGACCACCACAGCCCGGGCCTGGAGGGTCCAGTCAAGGAACGGCAGGCTGGTCCGCACGTCCGGGCTGTCGTCGATCCACTCCAGGGCGATGCCGGGCGATTCGTGGCGCTGCAGTGGCTCCACACGGCTGCGCCAGATCCGGCCCGACACTTGCGGCATCCCGGCGAGGGCTGCTGCCCAGGTGGACAGGATCTGCTCGCGGCGGGTGGTCATGGGGTTGGGGCTGGCGGCCATGCCCCAGGCTCAGGCTCAGTGCCAGCGAAGATCCGCCCGCCGGAGCCATAGGGCCCCCGGAACGGGGCCAGGGTGCGGGGCAGCGGGCCGGGGATGGCCAGGTTGACGTAGAACCCGGGCAGCGGGGTGGGTGGCGTCAGCTCGTTGCCGTCAGCGTCGTAGGTGCCGGGCAGCATGACCTCTCCGATGATGTCGAGGGCACCCTCATGGCCGAGGCTGCGGAGGTTGCCGTCATCGTCCAGATAGCCCAGCCGGTCGGCTACGGATTCGGCGTTGGGCTCTGAGTCGAAGTGGAGAGTGTAGTGGCGCATCACTGGGTCATCGCTTGGAGGTTGGAGTTAGGACGGCGACTCCTGAAGATGGCAAGCTCGCGGATGTAGCCGTTGAGGTTGTTTCCACCTCCTAACTGAGAACCAAAGTAGATGAGATCTACGTTCGGCAATGTCACGCTGGTATCGCTGCCGGTGATGACGCCATTGCTTGCGCCAGAAGCGTCGTCAGTCGCAAATGCAAGCGCAGCTCTGACGCCATTTTCCGCAAAAAAGGCTGGATACCATTCGGCGGTAGCCACGCCCGACACTGTAATTACATTAGCTTGCCCACTAGAGTAATACGAATGTTGGATGGAACTGGCGCTCGTGCTGGAGCTGGCCTGCCATGCGCGAGGGAACCCAGACGGCACCGCAGACAGTCTCCTGATGTCGCTGTAAACCGTCCCCGCCGTCTGATTCCAGATCCCCGCAAACGCCGCGCCAGTGATGCTCGCCACGTCCGCCGTGCTGCTGGCGGTGAGGGCACCAGTGGCAGGCACATAAGGCGCAAGGGGGCCGGTGTTGATCTGTGCGCCCCAGAAGTATCCAGCAGTGGAACCGTCGCCCGTGTAGGTGGAGCTGCCGCTGACGTTTGTTGAGCGGTATGACGCAGTCGCTGTTGAAGTAACCGATGGGGTCGCTGTAATACTTATGCGAAGCAGTCCATTGGGACAGCGTTGAACCTGTGCCGTGCAATTATTGGCCTGAGCAACAGTGCCAAGGGTGAGGTCGAAAAATGCTTGAGTTACTGTGCCGCCAAATGCGGAAGCACCAAAAGCGACTGAAGCGAAGTTCCTACTTCCCTTTGACACAAATACGCTTTGCGTTATCTGCGTCCCAGCCACATAGGAATAGTTGCGCTGGAATCCATGCGTCTCCGATACGCCAACGCTCTCAACCAACCCATCGGCATTAGTGCCGCCATCAGGCGATGGGCCGATGTTGGCCGACATGCTGCCACCAAACTTCGTCCACGCTGCATTGGTGAAGTCCTCGGTGTAGATGTGGCCATTCACCACTGCATCCCAGATCCGCCATCCCCACGGGCTCAGCGTCGCCGGGTCGTACTCGATGAACGGCACATTGGCCGCCGGCTGCACCAAGACGCCCGAGCTGTTGAAGCCCCAGGCGGGTGCGCTGTTGGTGAATGTCACCAGCGACTGGCCCGCCACCAGGTCCACGATGTTGCCCGTCCGTGCCGGGGCGATGTGCCAGCTCGGCATCTCGCCTGCTGCTCGATACAGCGATGCGCGACGAAACGGGCTGCCAAGAACTGGCCTCAGTACCGGCACCAAATGGGTCATATTGCACTCACCTCCCCAGTCAGCAGAAACTCATCCGTGGTCGGCAGGGCGATAACACTCGCGGTCGCATACTGATAGGCCGTTCCCGTCGCGTTCGTTGCTGCCCTCCGTATGGCACCACTGCCAGCTGTGACCGTGACCCTGCCGGTGCCATACTGCAACATCAGGCACTCAAACTCAGCCCCCAGCCCCGTCGGGTAGGTCACAGTCACAGCACTGCTGCTGGTGAACACCAGCAGCTCGCTCTGGTTCTCGATCGTCAGGGTGTAGCTCGTGCCGCTCACGGTTCGACGCCGAATGATCCCGGCAGGGCCTCGCTGCCCCGGCACTGACACCGACACGCCAGCATCACCCTGTTCCAGCACGCTCGCGGTCATGGGCGGCTCCTGGTGCCGAGCACCGTCAGCTGGCCACCCATAGGGTAGTAGCTGTCACCGCCCACCCGATAGTTCAGGTCGTAGGCGTACTGGTCGCTGGCTGGCATCGCCAGGGTCGTCGCCGGTGCCAGCCTCATCCGCAGCGTGCCCGCCGCGGCGGTCAGAGCCGTCACCGTGAATGATCCGACCAGTGAGCCGTCGATCGTGGATTTCACGTCGGCATCCAACGTCGCGCCGACCAGGCTCACGGCCTTGCCGACCTCGTAGCCGATGCCGGTCAGGTCCTGCGCGATCGGGCTGATCCCGATGCTGGCGCCGCCGACCGTCGCGCTCACCTTGAACGCATCGCTGGTCAGGCCGCTGCTGATCACGTAGTAGCCCGCCACTCCGGCCATGCCGCAGGGGAACGTCCCGGCGTCCGAGCGGAAGCCCACCAGGTCGCCTGCCACGAATCCATGGCACCGCAGGCCGATCAGGTCGCTGCCGGCCGTCAGCGTCACCGGCCGCACGTTGTCCAGCAGCTGCACATCCAGCTGGTACGTGCCGCCCTGAACCACCGTGATCGGGTAATCCGCCGGGATCATCGGCCGCTCCCAGCCGTCCCCGTCACGCTCGGCGTGCCGCCACTGATGCTCACCAGTCGCAGCCGCACGAACCGCACCGGACCGCGCATCTGGTACAGGTAGGTGCCGTTCGCGGTGATCGTGTAGCTGTCCACCACGCCATCGCTCAGGCGGCCGTAGCTCGTGCCGTCCAGGCTGCCCTCAAACGCCACGACCACATTCGTGCCGATGCTTGACACGACCACCTGGAACGTCAGGTCAACGCCCGTGCTCTCGCGGGCTGTGCCGACACCGGCGCTGGTCAGGGTGCCCAAGTCGCGGGTCAGAAACCCTGATGTTGCGCCGAGGGTCATGATCGCGCCTCCTGTGCCCTCATGCTAGCGGCCCTCACAGCTGCACCTGGCTCGCCACCAGCCGGGCCCGGGTCACGATGATGTCGGCCGATGCGCTCAGGTTCGCCAGCTGCATCGACACCTCGCCATTCGCCGGCAGCGACACCATCCACGTCGTCGTCAGCTTCGCGTCCTGGCCGCCGCTGGCATGGACTGATCTGGTCTCGGTGGCATCGATCACGACGCCATTCACGGCCAGCTTCATGGCCAAGGTGTTGTTGTTCCCGGCCGTCGCCTCGACCGATCCCGACACTCGCAGCAGCACGGTGCTGCCGTTGCTGTTGCGCAGGCCCATCGGGTCCGTCGTGCCCAGTACCAGTCCGTTTGCCGAGGCCGTGTCCAGCGTGCCGGTGGCACCGATCGCCCGGTAGACGCCCTGGGCCGCCGAGGGGATCTGATAGCTGGCCAACCGGCTGACCTGCCCCCGCACGTCAGCGCCAGCCAGGAAGTACGGCAGGCTGGCCCAGGCGGTCGTGCCGTCGCCCATCTTCAGGCGCCTGGTGTCGGTCTCGATGCCGAACTCACGGGACAGCAGCACGGGGTTAGCCGCCGTCCACTCGGCCGCTGTGCCGCCGCGCATCCGCAGCCGGGTGATCCGTTGGCTCATGGCGCCCCTCCGTCAATGACGTTGTCGTAGATGTAGACCGTGCTCGGGGTGCCGCCGTCCAGCACCACCTCGCTATCGGTGTCCACGCTGTCGCCCTCGAGCACCGCCGGCCCCGCAGGTGCCGGGCTCTCGATCACCGTCGCCTGCATCCGCACGATGCTCAGCCGACCGTCATCAATCGGCATCACGCTTCGCACGGTGTAGGGCACGGCGTCAACCACGATCCCGGTCCCGTACTGCAGGCTGCCGAACTCGCTGGTCTTCACCGTCAGCTCATAGTCCGTCGTCAGCACCATCCCGTCGGCGATAATCTCGCCGGGCATCATTAGCAGCCCCAGACCAGAAACGGCGCCCGCAGTCACGCTGCTGGCGCCGAAACTGAACAGCAGATCCAGGTCTGCGTCAATCATCGATCAGAGGTACTTCGCCGAACCCCGACCCATCACGCTCACGGCACCGGAGCTGGTGCCACCGGAGGTGGTGAACAGCACCCGCACGTAACGGCGCAGGATGTCGCTGCTCAGCGTCAGCGTGGCGAAGCCGGCGGTGTTGGCGGCAGCCGCAGTGAACGCGCCCCCGGTCACGTCGACGAAATCGCCGGCGGTCGTGGTGTCGCTGTGCTGGATCTTGGCGGTCAGGGTGACGCCAGAGCCGGCGGCGGCATGGTCCAGGGAGAACGTCACGTCACCCTCGTAGGGCAGCAGGTCCACGGTGGCGGCAGATCCGCCGACCTGGCCGGCGCCGGTGGTGCTCGCCAGCGCCACGACGGCGCAGGCGTGAAGCTGGAAGGCGGTCGTTTTGCCGCCGAGGTTCTGGATGGTCATTTGTCAGCGACGGGGGGTTTCGGGTTGCGGGGCTTGCACACCGGCGCCTCGACCGGGGCCGGGGCCGGCGCCTCCGCCGGCAGGGCAAGCTGCTGGGAGATCAGCAGCTTGGCATCGGCAGAGGAGACCTGAATTGGATCAGGTCCCGGCTGGCACTGTTCGCCTGCAATGCAGCAGGCGGTCTGGAGGATGATCCAGGCCATCAGCTTCCCAGGGCGAAGCTGGCGGCCCGGCGGCACACCCAATCCAGATCTTGCATGACGGTGTAGATCACCTGACCCTTGGCCGACTGGGTGTAGGGGTCCACGACGATGTCCAGGCCGCTCCAGGTGGCCAGGACCAGATCCGAGAACACCCCGTAGAACACGTCGTTGGTCTGCACCTGGTTGGACACCAGGACCGGATGGCGGCCGATGGTGCCAGCGTCCGAGACGATGTAGTCCGACCCAGCAGCCGAAGCCCGCAGGGTCTTCATGCCGCCGGCCTCGGTGATGGCGTTCATGATGTAGCGGGCGCTGCCCACATTCACGTTCGCCGCGGTGCAGGCTGCCCGCAGATCGATGTAGTCGCCCCAGTCGCCGGAGTCGTGCGTGCCGCTGCCCAGGTTGGCCGGGTACACCTGAGAGGCGCCGCCGCCCAGGGTCACCGAACCGATGCCGGTCACGTTGCGCAGGCCCAGCGGCTGCGCATTGGAGCCGGTGCCGTACAGGCCGCTGGAGTCCACGCCCAGCGCCATGCGCTCGGCCATGTCTTGGCGCACCAGAGTGTCAATGTCCGGAGTGGTCTGGATCAGGGACCGGCGGGACACCGGCACTCGAACGCCGATGGTCTTGGGGGTGCTGGAGATCAGGCCAAAGGTGGCGTCGCTGTTGGTGACGTCAACGTCCTCGCCGACCCAGTAGTGCTGCGATGCAGCGGTCTTCCGGGGAATGTCCACGTTGCCGGTCAGGCCCGCCAGGGTGGTGATGCCGGACTGGAGCAGCGCCGACTGGTTGATCAGCAGATCGATGAACGATCCGGCCAGCAGCTCGGTGCCGACCAGTGCGCCGCCCTTGCCGAAGTTGCCGACGGTCTGGTCACGCTTGGCGACCACCACGTCGAACGGAATCCACTTGCCATTGGCGGCACGGTCGGCTTTGGCCTCGGCAGCGTTGTGGCACTCCAGCTCAAAGCCGGCGGCATCGCGGAGGAACTGATTGGTCGGCTCGGCCATGTGCCGCAGCAGCTTGATCATCGAGTAGCGCTTCAGGTCGCGCTGATCCATCCCGATCAGGGCGTCAGCCTCGACGTGCAGGCCGCCGGGCTGCAGCTCGCGGCTGCGGGCGCCAATCTTGCCCAGCACCTGCTCACGGGCCTGGTCAACGGAAGCGCCGGCGTCGACCAGGTCGTCGGCCATGCCCTCAGGCATGCCGTGCTGGCGGCAGATGGCGTTGATGCTCTTGATGCGCTCACGCTCGACCTCAGCGGCCGAACGGGCATCGGTGGTTTCGATGGTCATCGTTTCGGACGCAGCCGATCGTTGCTCCTTCATGATAGGGGGGGTCGATTGTTGAGGTTCCGGCGGGGCGGCAGCCGGGTGCTCCAGCCGCTGCCGTTCGCTTGATGTCAGCTCTGCTCCTATGTCCTCCAAGTAGGCAAGCTCCTCAATCTCAGCCTTCTGAATCTCAGCCTGGCTTTCCCGCAGCTGCCGCTCATGCCCCACCGAGTCGTCGGCGGGGATCGACACGGTGGAGACCTCCAGCGGTGCCCATTTGGTCACCAGGATCTTGCCGTCGCCCATGTCCATCGCGTCGCGCACCTCATAGGCGAAACTCACCTTGCTCGTGATCCCGCTCTCGACGTCCTGCCGGCGTTTCCATTCCTCACTCCCGCGCTCGTTGGTGTTCGGGCTCCAGCGGGTCGTCACCACGCCACGGCGGTCGGCGCCGATCTCGGCGCCAGTCACGACACCCAGCACCACGTCGCGGTCGTGGTTCCACAGGTGTACCGCTCGATTGTTCAGCCGGCTCAGGTCCGCCGCGCCAGGGGCGTGACTCAGCACCTCACTGCCAAACCATCGTTCCACCGGTGACTCACTGCTGAACGTGAACCGGATCCCGTCCTCGATCGCCTCCGGGGCCATCGCCACGTCAAGCTCACGGCGGACCACGCCAGACCCAAAGCACCGCTGCAGCTCACCATGCGCCAGCTGGCGGGGTGCCGCAGACTCAGCACTCAGCTTGCTCGCCGGGATGATCCAGTGCTTGCACAGTGCGCCGGGGGCGATCTCGCCCTCGACCACCTCGCAGGCCGCCGGGCCCTGGTAGAAAGCGCAGTTGCTGCACACCATCCC